CGGTACTACTAGTACTGGCATTAACATTGTCAACATTGATAATCTTATACTCGCCTCTCCTACTAAATCTGTAATTCGTTTACTACAGAGTATTGGTAGAGGTTTGCGAGTATCTTCTAAAAAGAAAACTTTAAAAGTTTATGATATCGTTGATGACCTTTGTTACATGTCATACAAGAACCATGTTTATAGGCATTTTGAAGAACGAATCAAAATTTATAAAAAAGAAAAGTTTGATTACAGAATAATGTCTATGCCACTGCCTACCGATGATAAATAAATTAGGAGGGTTACTATGTCTGACGAAGCACAAGAAACTCCCTGTGATGGTATTGTAAGAGTTGTAAAGCTTATGAATGGCGAAGAACTATTAGGAATAGTTCAAGATGTTTGTACAAACCACATTTCAATGATACTTCCAGCAAAAGTTGAAACAGCATATTCAAAAGATGAAAATGGAATATTAATTGAATATGTTAAATTAACAAATTATGCAGCAAGTGTAAAAAATAGTGAAATTGTTTTAAATAAAAATGCAATCATGTTTATTGGTGATCCAATTTCAGATATGCTAGTCATGTATCAAACATTTTCTGAAGCCATGAAAACGGATCCAGAATCAGTTAGAACTAGTACGTCTGATGAAGGTGTGTCTAGCCCACAGGCTGGACTTATGATGCTAAATGAACTTTTCAATAATGAAGATTTTGTAAATTTTGTAAATGACATGATTGACAGTTTTGAGGGGTCAGAGGTCATATTGGATGAAGAATTAGAAGAAATAGAAGAATCTGAACAGCAGGAACCCTCTGTAGAGGATCTATTGGTTGAGGAGTCTCCGAAGCCACCTAAGCCTGTAAAACGCCGTACAATGAATCCTGAAACTAAAAAGCTACCATTTAATCCAGAGAGCAGCCCAAATTCAGCTGAAAGCTGGTCAGATAATCCAGAAGATTATATTTAAAGTGTATTATCTAAATTTTCTGGTACATCTGGGCAGAAATCATAATAAGCAAATTTAAACTGACATGTTGCTTTTTGTATGATTGCATCCGAACTATCGGATTGAAAAACCAACCCACTCAATTTACTCGGAACAATATAATTAAATCGGACTTTTGTTACTGGGCAATTCGTAGAAGCACTGTAAATTATTAAATTTGCTTCGTGATGCCAATCTTGGTAATCAGCATTATAGTCAGTATCATTTTCTATGTTTGCTAAATTTCGCATCCAAGAATAAATGCTTTGCCAATTTTCCAAATTTGAATCAACTATAAATTCTACATTTAAAGTTTCGTAGTTGAACTGCATTGTTGGAACGGGAATTGTTGTACCTAAAGTAGTTGGTTGATTTACTTCTGGAATTGTACAACCTGGTAAATTTGCTTTTTGGCAATTTAATTCAAATTGTTTAGTTCCTCTTCCAAAAAATAAATTAAAGTAACTATTGTATAGTGGATTTAAATTTGTTGTGCAGCTCATATTATTATTTATTTAAAAACAAAGACCTCCCCATTTCTGGGGAGGTCTTGAAATTTTAATTACTTACTTTCCGTCTGATTAGATAGTATTACCGTGTAGATGGGTAACAGCTGTCAAGCGGTAGTATTGATTCAAACCAGCAGTCAAGTTATCGCCGTCAGGAATCTTACTTGTGTTGTTAATAACGAATGGATTAGCAACTACGCCGTAACGAGTCTTGAACGCAATACGTGGTTGGAAAGTATTAGGATCGACTGCACGTACCATTTGTAGCGGAACGTATGGGCAGTAGAACAGACCAGCATCGTATGGAGATTCACCCTTGTAGCCAGCAACAAAGAAGTTGTAGCCTAGTGGTGAATATGGATCAATATAGACGCGGATCTTACCACTCAGAACACCAGCAAAGGTGCTTTGAGTATCATCAACACTCATTTGTGGAGCAATACCAGGGCTGAGACTCATGAAGCCAGACATGGCTAGAGCAGCAGCAGTATCACTGTCACAGATGATGAAGTTACCCTTACCGCGGCGGGTTTCCTTAGCGATTGCATTGCATTCGCGTTCGATTTGGAAACTGAGACCACGGAAGCGTTCTGCAGACCAACGACCATCAGAATCTTGATCAAGGTCGTATGTACCTTGAGCTACAAGATCGCGTTGCTGCGAACCAGTCTTAGCAACATAGTAAATGGTCTTGACGATTTCACGATTGATTTCGGCAAGAATTTCTGTGCTGAGAAGATTGGCCAACTCTGCTTCTGCATCTAGTCCGTGAACAGCCTTCAAGTCTTGTGCAAGTTCAACAGTATAATTACTGCTTAGTGCACGAGTCTTGGCTTGTACTGCAACACGGTCAATGCTGAAGTTCATTTGGTTCCAGTTAGCATATTGTCCGTTTGTATAAACCAAACCACCACATGCACCCATAACAAGTGGATTACTACCAATGCCTTCACCATTATTGGTAAGTATACCACGTAGGTTTTGAAGTTGAGCAGCGGTTGGTACTCCACCTGAATTATAGTTCCAACCAGCAGAGTTACCCCAACCAGCGGTCAAACCACCGAATGCACCCAAAGACCAACCCGAACCACCAAATGATGGTTGTGGCTCTTGGAAATTAGCTTCGGTATAAGCAAGACTGGAATAAGAACTGGCTGAACCAGCTGGAGCATAATTAGAGCGCATGGCAAAAATTAGGCCTGTTGGAGCGGTCATTGGTTGAACACCACAGATATCATATGCCATTAGATTCGGCATAGCACGACGAATCAATGAAATGAGTACTGGGTCATAACCAGATACTGAGCCGGTATTGTAACCAGTTGAGGTGGATGGACCACCTAGGTTATTACCACCACCCATATCTTCATAGAGGTGTTGTTGACGGACGGCCTGCTCTTGGTTCTCTAAAAGAACAGCAGTAACCTTTTTACGATAATCATCCTTGATAGCAGGAAGAGCCTCATGATTGAGGACGGGATTCCATTTTTCTGTTAAAATATCATACGGTGTGTTTTCTTGAAATTGCATAGTAGTTAATTCTCCTAATGAGTTAAAATTATTTAGTAAAGTGAAATATTAGACTCTTTTATTAAGTCTACCTAGTACTCCAACGTAGCTTTCGACTAGTGTTGTTGGAGTTTGTTTTACGGCTGAGAACGTTTGCTCAGGTTCAGTTTGACGGACTGGAGCTGGGCGACGATTCATGTAATTCTCACGAATAGCAACGAGCTTTTCGCGATATTCTTCTGGTGTGTTGAAGTTTACGTTTTCCATTAAATTTTGAAGCTTAGAAATTTGAGTATCTGCCAAATCACGGGTCTCAGCAACAAAGATGCCAGCGCATTCGGTTAGTGATACTTCCTTGCGAAGATCCATGGTGTACTTAACGGATTCATTGAGTTTGTTTTCTAAGTCTCTATTTTGAGCATAAAGTTCATCGAGAACGTTGTACTTCTCTGAAGGGACATCAATGTAATGATTCTCAAAAAGATTCTTTAGACCACCGATAAAGTTTTCGGCAATTTGAGTCTTGATGCCTTGTTCAACGGCGACAGCATTATCTGTCATCCATTCTTCAACAACGTAATCTAGATAGTCATCAACCTTTTCCACAAGGGATTCGGTTACGGTATCAAGATAATTCTTAACGTTTTCATCAACTTCTTCAACGATAGATGCTACTTTTCTTTCTACGCGGTCTGAAACTGCGGCTTCAAAGATGGCATCAAGTTGATTGACCAAAGAAGCAGGAACGTCTTCGCCTAAGAGAGACATCAGAGCATCATGGAATTGTGCTCTAGTTTCTTCAGTGGTTTCAACTGGTTCGTCTTCGCCACCTTCTTCCATTTCTTCTTCATCTGAATCTTCATCAGAAGATTGTTCTGGGGCTGCACGCATACCAGCGGAGGCTGACATGGTAGCTGGAACCCCTGGCTTACCCATACCAGCAAAGGTAGCAGGCATTGCATTAAGAACTGGTTGGGCAATCATATCAGACCCACCCAGTGCATCACGTACACCACCTCCGGCACTTTGTCCGTAGCCAGTTGCCATACCGGTAGAGTCTGCTTCAGAAATCATATTATTTTTCTTGTTTTTCATGTGAAAGGAATCCTTGTAAATTATTTATATATTTAGTAACTTTAGGGGTAACCAGGTAATTTATATCCTAGAGCCGATAACCGTTTTGCTTCTTCTGCTTCTTTAGCTGCTTTGAGTGCTTTAGCTATTGGAGATTCTTCATCTCCACTACTGGCCTGTGGAATTTCAAGTGGAACCCAAGGTTTTCCAGCTCCCTGTGCGGCGAGTGCAACTTGATTGATACCCATTTTTTTAACATTTGCATCAAAGTAATTTGCACCACTTAAATCAGCAAGATTATTCAACATACCTGCTGCTAAATCTCCAGGTAATCCAGCTGCAAATTTAGCTGCAGTTCCAATTATTGGTAAACTGGTTAAAGCTCTTGGAAGCATTTTGCCAACTAATCCACCTGTTGCTCTAGCCGCACCAGCAAGCCCAGACAATACTTTTCCTGTACCATACATACCCATTGCACCAGCCATATTAATACTAGAATCACCAAACAAAGTAGACTTTGATCCTATACCAGTTTTTTTAACTTTAACTCCGGGAACTGGCATAGCAGCAGATCCAGTTGGAGAAGTGCTAGTACCACCACAAGATCCAGTTGGAGAAATGCCAGTACCACCACCAGAACCACTAGTTCCGGTTCCGCTACCGGG